GGAATAAGAAAATCTTTAGAAAATTGAGTAACAGATTGCAGGCTTTTGTTGTAATCTTCTTGCGACTCGCTTACACCAGCTAAAGCAATTTGCATACTGTTATATTGAGCGACAATCTCAGCAATTTGACCAGCTTGTTGCCTTAAGTTGCCAACAGTTGCTCCAAGTACAGCGCCAGCTGCAGCGCCAGGCACTCCTCCCAAAATGCCGCCACCTAAAGCGCCGACAAAACCTTCAACACCACCAAAAACGCTAGCCCCAAGAGCTGTTGCGGCAACACCACCAGCCGCCCTGACTGCGCCACCTCCAGAGCGCGACCTTTGACGGCCTTCCATTTTTTGAAGCTGCGCGTCAAGTTTTTTTGCTTCTGCAGTAGCTTCTTTAAACTCTTTTGATCCGAACTCAAGACTATTTGCAAGCTCCTTAAAGGCGGTGCTAAATCCTCTGACGTTATTTGTAGTTTTAGTGCTTTGGCTTGATAATTTTTTTAACTCAGAAACACTATTTTTTAACTCATTGCTTACAGGCTTTACTGCCTTTTGACCAAGCTTTGTCAAAGACGCAGTTAGCTTATCAATCTCACCTTTGCCAATAGACCTGACGACAACCTTGAGTTCAGTAGTGACGTTAGCCATTAGCTTTTCTTCTTGTTGAAAGTGGTCAGTGCCGCTGCTTCCATTACCTGCAAACCTTCAAACAAAGCAGCAGGGTCTTGTACTGCATACAGTCTACAAAGCCAATCCAGCGGTGCATAGTCTAACCCTGTGGGTCCGCCAAATCCTATTCGCCACTGCGTTTGCATACGCAAAAACATCGCCACAATATCCCAGTTTTCTTCCCACACTTCGCAATCATGCTGAACCCGCTCTAAGGCAAGCTCCGCAATCTTTTCTTCTGACATCCCAAGCGCACGCAAGTCAGCCTCGCGTTCATCAGTGACGCCGCCCGATGCCCAGTGACGAGCAGCGTCTTCTAGTTTTTTGCTGGTGACCCTGTAATGCTGTCAGTGTATGCAGTAATCACCGCACGCAAGACGTAAGGATCATCGAACAACGCTGACTTTGCTTCATCACTAAATTCAAGCTCGTTGCCATCTTCATCCTTGATGCCTTCCCACCCTTCAATGATTTGATCAATCAAAGCATCATCGCCAGACTCAACTAATTCGTTGAAGCCTGAACGTGAGATCTTTTTGAAGACAGCAGTGAAAGTTTCCTTTTTGAACTTGCCGCCATCAACGGGTACATCAACGCTGATAGGCCACTTATAAGAAGCGACCTTTTTAAGTACGAACGCCATGGTTAGGTGAAAGCCAGAGAGAACTCGTCGTTACCACTGGTGCTGGGCAACGCCAGATACGGCATTGAAAGGGAAACAACACCGTTAGTATCACCATAGCCGACGCTAGTAATGTCAGTCTGCGCCATTGTGAAGGTCATGATGTTGCCAGCAGAAGCTCCAACAACGATGCTGGTGTTGCCGGTAGCGACGCCAACGGCCTTCGCAAAGTAGTCCGTAGTGCCAACAGCAGGCGCTTCGATCACGGCAGTGCCACCAGGATTACGATCAACAATCAGCACTTCTTGCGAGCTGGCAGTCTCTTTGTAGATGGTGTTGTTGTTTAACGCTAAATCAAGGCTTTCCAAACGCACAGACGTTACGCCGTGAAAAGTGGCGGTCGTCACGTTAGTGTCATTCACCTCAAGCGCTGCGGCTTGATTCGCAACAGTGAAGGATCCTGACAGTGCAGTGTCATCAGGCGCGTTGTAGATGCCAGTCATCACAAAACTGGCAACAGGGAACTGACCTGCAACCATGTTAAAGGTGACCGTGCCGCGAGCGCCTGTGATCTTGTGACGGGTGCCGTCGTAAAAGCAATAGATAGTTGCAGAACTAAAGCTGCTGCTCACACCGGCATAGGTAACGCTAGTGCCAGCAGAAATGGTCTCAGACAGCCCGCAGGACTTAAGCAAAGGGCCAAAGGCAGGAGCGGTACCGGCCGCGCCAGAGCCAGCAAGCTCAACATCAAACGTCACGCTGACGCGCTTGTTAGCGACCAAGGTGCCGCGAGTGCTGTTACCAATAAAGCCTTGAAATGCTGCGGCCTGAACGTTGTCAGACTCGATCGGCGTTACCTCAAGGTTTGTGACCTGGACAGCGTCACTGCCTCCCGCTGGGCTTGGGTCCGTCCCGTAGGTTGACTCGATCTTTGCGATCAGAAACTTCTTGCGGGTCAGTGCCATTGTTCTCTTGGGCGGTGGTGCTTTGAGTTAGTTTTAGCTCACCTGTTTCGGGATCAAGCAGATAAGTGCCACCCGCACCAGGATTGGGAACTTGCCCATCAAGTTTAGCCATAGATCAACCTAAAGTCAGGTCTGTTCTGCTTGTACGATAACGCACTAAAAAATCTTGACTAATAACTCCCAAAGGCACATCAGCCTCGTAAAGTTCAAAGTCAGTACGGTCAGGCGTCAAATCAAGGGCGTAGCCGTTGACGGTTTGGTCTGCCATTAACAACGAATGAACTTGTTGTGAATATGTGTCTGACGAATCATCCGGTACTGCAGCACGCACAAGCGTTGTGACCCTGACACGCATTGACCAATCAAGCTTGTCGAAAAAGTTGGTGTCAGTCGGCTGATCATTTACCGGCTCCACAATTACAGCTGGCACTTCACCGCGAGCAAGCGGTTCAACGCGGCTGCGATACACCGTTGCACCTGAGATTGAGTCAAGGTTGCTTTTGATACGAGTCAGGATCAGCTCGCGCCTTGTGTCAGCCATCAGTCCTTACTCAACAACAGTTCAGAAAACAGGCCGTCATCAACAGGGCGATTCTCACGCACAGTGTAAGCAGCCGAATCAACAGTTATTGAGGTGCCGCGAGCAGCGCTGCTGACATCAGAAGTTTTTGCAGTTAGCAAATACTCCCGTGACAAAGCAACACCACCCGCGATCACATCCATCGGTGAGTCGAGGATACCCTTAAACTCTGCGCCTGCGCCGATTTGACACAATACAGCAAATTCGCTGAGGCTCAGATAAGCAAGGGTATCGTCAATCATCAGCCGTACTTCTTGGAGCCAAGTGCAACAACACTGACAGCACCAGCGCCAGTGCCACCAGCAACGGTGATCACAGCACGGATGTAACGGCGAACCTCGTCGGTGTTGATCCGCAGAGTTTCGCGCAAAGCAGTGTTGGCAGTGGTGGTTGTGAAAGCAAGGCCACCGCTTACATCAGCAAATGAGCTGTTGTCTGCAGAGTCTTGAATCTTGACGGCATAGGTGATTCCTGCACCACCAGCCTCTGCGTCCAAGACCGCAATGACGTCACCTTCGTAATCAACGAGATCAACGCCAGAACGGTTTGCGGTCGCAGTCACCACGTCATTTGCTGAAAGAGACAGCAGGGTGAGACGGGTTCCGAGGTTTTGAATAGTCATTGCTCAGTACCTATCAGAGAGTGTTGTTGCCGCGTGAGAAGGATTCGCCGTGACGTGCTGCCACATCGACATCCTGCAGGGCGACCACACGAACAGTGCCAGAGGTGCTGCCGGTGTAAGGGTCAACCATCAGATCAAGGCCAGAGAAGTAGGCGATGATCAGGTCGGAGAAGTTGCCAAACCACAGGTCGTTGCTTTCGACCTGATTTGAGACAACAGCGCGATAACCGTTGACCTCGTCATCCATGTAGATGAACTGAGCGGTGTTGCTGGCCTTTTCAGCGGTCTTCAGAGCGCCGCGCATTGCGGAGTTCATCAGATAGACAGGGCTGCCGAGCAGTGCGTTAGCACCAGCCACGTCAGACTCCAGAGCCACAACCTCAGCGAAGGTTGGAGTGTTGGCGGCGAAATCTTCGGTCAACACACCAGTGGTGTCCTTCAGACCCAGAGGCTGGTTAGAAGAGCCAGAGCCGTAGAGGCCAACGCGGTCAATCTCAAGGGCAAGCACGCGAGCCAGGTCGGTCCGCACCATGTTTTCCACGTCAATGGAAGACTGGATGATCAGACGACGGCTAAAGTCAGTGAATGCACCGCAGGTCTTAGGAGTCAGTGCAACCTGATCAATGGTCTGCTGGGACTCAGTAGGTGAGCCTGATTCAGCAACCCAGTAAGCGGTCGCAGCGCCGGACTGACGAGGAATGTTGACGTTGCCAGACAGTCCGGTCAGAACGGTTGCGCCAGCTTGATCCAGTGCAGACTGATTGCGCAGCAGATCAATGAAGTTGGCAGCATCCAGCTCGGTCTCGACGAGGTTACCGCCAGCAGTAGCAGTGCCAACGTTCAGGTCGCGACGCATAACGTCAGCCGGAACGGTGATGCCACGGGACTGACGACCCAGCTTTGCTGCAGCAGCTTCAGAGGCTTCAATCTCAAAACCAGCAGCCTCGCGTGCAGCGCGGTCACCAGGATTGCTCAGGTAGTTGATGGCACGCAGGAAAGAAAAGCTGCGGGCTTCTTTTTGTGTGAGGCCGATGTCACCAGCAGAGGTGTCAACAGGCTTGGCTTCAGATCCCATTTGATCAATAAGAGCAGAACGAAGTTCGTCAAGCCCGCGTGAATTCACGATGAACTCTTGTGCAAGCTCGGCGTTGTTGGTGCGCTTACCAAGGGCAAGCATTTCAGATACTTCCTTAGCCTTGGCCTCAGCGGCCTCAGCACGAAGAAGCTCCAAATCTGGAGTTTGTTCTTCCATGACGGTAGAAGGTGTAGTGTTTACGGTTGAGGCCGTAGATACAGTCTCATTTTGAATGAAACTGCGACCAATGCCAACAGTTTGATCCGCTGGCACGGTCACCAGCGAAACCTCAAACGGTTGATAGGAAGTAGCGCGATACGTTGTTGGAGACGTAGTGCGATCTTCCTCCATATCGTTAATTTTATAACCAAAACTTACGTTGCGAATAATGTTATCTTTGATGAGATCTTGCATCTCGCGGCCAAGCTCATTGTTGGCAAGTTTTACTTTTGCATAAGCACGCTTGTCTTTAATGTATGCACGCTCGACAACACCAACAATCTTGTCAGCATCATGCTGGTAGAGCAGCGGCGCACCATCATTTAGACGCGACAAATCCATCGCATCCTCAGACATCATCAAAACTTCACTGCCGAAGTAGCGCTCAACAGGCTCTTCAGAAGCAAAAGGAAACTCAAGAGTACGATCGTCCTCATGGTAAAACTCAGTGCTATGCGCACGAACAAGTTTTGCGTCTTCATACATACGAATCGGCGAAATCTTTGTCAGCGTGCTGAACTTGTGCCCAACCTGACGGTCAGTAGCTTCGCCATCACGGTACAAAGTGATTAGCGCAGCAGGGTCCTCTGCAGTGCCGGTAATAGTAAAAGATGAGTCAGGGACGTTAATCGTGCCGTCACGCTCAACACGAACAATGCGTCC